TATAAGACTAAAATTTCAAATGTAGTATTTGGTCAAGTTTTACAAGAGGAGAACTGTGGATGGAATGCTAGTACTGATGACCTTGCATCTGTAGAGATTGATGTATGTGGATTATCTGCAATGGCACAAATTTGTCAGTTTGACCTAGAGCAGTCTTTTGTATCTTTACAAATGACTAAAGGATCTAATGGTGATTTCACTGTTGCATCTTTTATGGATTACTATTGGAATGAGATGTCAAAGACTATTGCTGAGAATGTAGAGAAATTGCGTTGGTCAGGTGATACTGATTCAGGTACTGCTGCACTAGCTTTATGTGATGGATATAAGAAGTCTTTAGTAGCTGATGCTGCTAATGTAATTGACATTGCATCTCCTGTAGCTATCACACCATCAAATGTACTTGCTAAATTAGCTTTAGTATATGCTGCAATTCCTGCTGCTGTAATTGCTAATCAAGAGGAGCTACGAATCTATGTATCATCTCCTGTAGCTACTGCTTATCGTGCTGCTGTTGCTGCATCAAATACTCAGGCTAACTTAACTCAAGCATTAGATTTCTCTTATCTTGGAATAAAGATGGTACTTTGTCCTGGAATGCTTAGCAAGTCTACAATCGTAGCTTCACCTCGAAATAACTTTATCTATGCATTTGATGCAGAGGGAGATGGTAAAGCATTACGAGCTATCAATTTAGCTGATACTATTGCTGAGCCTGTAATCAGAACTCGTGCAAATATGAAAGTAGGATTTACTCATGTTAATGGTAATGAGATTGTATTCTACAACTCTGCATCTTAATTAACTAATTTATAAATCTAAGGGAGTGATGAGCTCCCTTTACTTAAAACATATATAATGAGCTGTGAGTCATTAATTTCAATTCAAAAAAACTGCTCCAACAATATTGGAGGAATTAAAAATGTATGGGTAAACCAACAAGATGAGATATCAGGTGTTACAGTATCAGGAGGAGCTTGGATAGTATCTGCAATTACTGTAGGTGATCCATGTGTACCTTTTGCTATTAACAGAAATACAGGTAACTATACTGAGGATACTGCAGTAGACCTAATCAATGGTTCTAGCTTTGTTACTCAGACTATTACTCTAATGTTCAATCGTAGAGACAAAGATAAGTCAGAAGCTATCAATGTACTTGGATCAGGTCAGCAGTATTTAGCTGTATTTATCCAGGATGCTAATGACAAGTATTGGTACTTTGAGAATGTACAACTTACTGCAACAGGTGAGGGATCAGGTACAGCGAGAGCTGATGGTTCTAAGTACAGTATTACATTACTTGCAGAGTCAGAGCACTTGGCTTATGAAGTAACAAGTACACTAATTACAACAAATGCTACAGACTTTCCACCTGCTGTACAATCGTAATTTAACACCCTAATAATTAAAGCTCTAGTAATACTAGGGCTTTTTTTTTAAACATTTTTCTACTCTGTTATAATATAGTTATATGATATACATTAAAAAAGATGAGGTCAATCAGATTATCCTTACCCTCACTGAGGTAAGTACACTGCCTAATCCTTATTATTTATTTGTTTTTCAGAATGAAATGGACAAGCTGTCTGCACCTATTACATTCTACACTGCTGATATATCAGCTTATCCTGAACGATTCAATCAGTTTGAGCTAGATGAGCCTGTAGATTTGGAGTTAGTCAAAGGACAGTATACATATAGTATCTATGAGTCATCTATCACACCTCCAACTATTGCAAATTCTACAGGGTTTGTGATTGAAGAGGGCAGGATGGTAGTAAGTGGACCAATAGTATCATCAATTTATGAGTAATTATGGCATTAAAAGATTTTTTTAAAACAATAAAGCACGAAATAGTAGAGGGATATCAATCATTCTCTACTCCATTCCTTAAAGTAGGAGGTGCTAATCTAACTCTACCATATGTAAATGGTAGGAATCAGACTAATGGATACATTCCATTCGGGCAGGATAACCTATTCCCTGAGCTACTCAATCAAATATTCTACAGCAGTCCATTACATGGCTCTATTGTAGGGTATAAAGTGAATGCAGCTGTAGGTGGTGGATTTAATATAGTAGCTGATAGACTTACTCCTCAAGATAAGCTAGAGCTATATACATTAGAGAGAAAATTAAACATAAAAAAGGTAGTTCCTGCAGTAACTCAGCAACTAATACTACACAATAGAGTATATTTCAAGCTATGCTTTGATGATAAGATGAAACTTACAAAGATAGTCAATCTATCACCTGAGAAACTTAGAGTAAACTTAGATAGAAAGAGATATTATATTTGTGATGATTGGGCTAGTAGGATTGGAGTCCAGGAGATAAGGAGATACACTCCTACCTCTAGAGATTATGAGCAGTTATTTGTGTATGAGGTTGAAAGTATTGGGCAGGATTATTATCCACTACCTACCTACACCTCAGCTCTAAACTTTGCTTTCTTATCAGGTGAACTTAGCTACTTTGCTAAAAGTAACATACAAAATTCAGTCTTTCCTAGCTTTGCTATGATGTTCCCTAAGAGACCTCAATCTGAGGAGGAGAAGAACATGATAAGAAATACCATTGATAGATTGAAAGGTGCTGCGAATGCAGGTAAAGCTGTGGCATTCTTTGCTAACTCAGCAGACCAACTACCAAAGATAGAGTCACTACCTACCAATGGTAATGATAGTCTATTTCAGGAGGCATCACAGCTGAACACTGAGCAGATTTGCTTTAGTCATACTATAGATCCTATACTTATGGGAATCCGTACTACAGGATCACTAGGTAATGGCTCAGATATTAAGCAGGCATACATCATATTTGAGAAAAATGTAGTTATGCCATTGAGAGATATGGTAGCTGATATCTTTAATGAGCTACTATTCATAGCTAAGATAGATGCAGATTTCACTATCAATAACTATCAGATTATAAATGAGGCAATAGTAGAGCTTGAGGGAGATACCTCTAAGACTAATGATGCACTTAATAGTCTATCACCATTAGTAGCTACTAAAGTACTTGAGACTATGACTGAAAATGAAATTAGAGCCTTAGCATCTTTACCTCCTGTAGCAGGTGGAGATAAAAGCAAGTCACAAATTGCACAAACACCTATACTATAATGCTATACTTTATAACAGAAACTTACTTAAAGAATAACACACCCATCACAGCTAATGTAGATGTCAATAATGTTACTCCTTACCTAGCTACTCAAGCTCAACTAAGAATTATGCCTATCTTAGGTACTACATTCTATAATGACTTGCTTACTAAGTACAATGATCAGACTTTAGATCCTGATGAAGAGACTTTAGTAACATTCATTCAGCCTATTATTGCATGGAGAGCAGCAGAGGATGCTGTATTTGGTCTATCTCTACAGCTAAAGAATAAAGGATTGCAAACTCAATTCGGAGATAACAGCTCATCAGTAGATAGAGGTACTATAGCATTCAGTATGGAACACTATGCACAAAAGGCTGCATTCTTTGAGCAGAGATTGATAAGATACTTACTTAAAAACAGAGCTTTGTATCCAATATTCACAGGTACAACTAACCGAGATACTGACTTAAGACCTATGATTGATGGCTGTAGCTGTTTATCTAATGGCTTGCTTGAGTGCAATGGTCTATGTGGAGGTGCAGGGAACAATGGCTATAACAATTCAATCTTAATAATATGAAGCACTCAGGAGTCTTATCTATAATAGTATTCAGTTTAGGATACTTAACAGGCATATCATTACTATTTGAGCCTGCTCTATATCTTAAGCTAATGGGAGCTAGTATAATAGGATATCTAAGTTTTATTCTAGCATTACAAATGGAGGGACACGAATGAAAGCACAACTATCACTATTACTAATATCTATACAATCCAAACTTTTGACACTTATATCTATATGCTTTGCATTCTTTTTACCAATAAGTGGCATCCTAATAATGATAGGAGTATTAATATCTATTGATACTATCACAGGCATTTGGAAAGCTAAAAAGATAGGAGATAAAATTACTAGCAGAAAGCTATCAGCTATCATTAGCAAGTTAGCACTCTATGAAGTTACTGTGATTATGTTCTTTTTAATAGACCAATTCATACTAAATGATATCATACTTACTTTTTTTAGTGTACCATTTATGCTTACCAAAATTGTAGCTCTAGTATTATCTAGTATTGAGGTAATGTCAATCAATGAGAATTATAAAGTAGTAAAAGGCATAGACTTATGGCAGTCAATGAAATTACTATTTGCTAGAGCTAAGGATATTAAAGATAATCTAAACAAATTGAAATGACTAGATGGGAATTAACCTCTAAATATGGTACTGCTAATGTAACAGGTGCAGGATACTTAGTAAAGATTAAGCTACCTTATCCTATGCGTATAGCTTGGGACTTGGACAGCTCAGTAAATACTATGATGTGCCATAAGTTAGTGGCTTCTAATTTTACAGCTGTATTCTGTGAGCTTCTAGCTACCTATGGATACGAGAAGATTAAAGAGTTAGGGATTGATTTATTCGGTGGATGTTTTAATTATAGAAAGATGAGGGGGGGTACAGCACTATCCATGCACTCATGGGGGATAGCAATAGACTTAGATCCTGCTAGAAATCTACTTAAAGAATCATCGAAAACTGCAAGATTTGCAAGACCTGAGTATAAGGCAATGATAGATATATTCTACAAGCATGGATTTATATCTTTAGGTAGAGAGAAGAACTACGATTGGATGCACTTTGAAATAAAAGAATGATGAGATACTTAGCTATAATCTTACTACTCAGCAGCTGCTCTGCTCAATATCATCTTAATAAAGCTATTAAGAAAGGATATACCTGTGAGCAAACAGGAGATACTATCAGAATCACAACTTTAGATTCTATCCCTGTTATCATTCATGATAGCATAGTATGGGAGAAATTCATCACTACTAAGGATACAATCATAAAGTATAACACAGTCTATGTGCCTAAGACTAGACTAGAAAAAAAAATAGAATATAAATTAAAAATAAAAAATATCTACAAAGATCGTATTGTAGAGAAAGCACAGGCTAAAGCTACAAGACCTAGAACTAGAGGCAATCTTAACCTGTTATTTGTAGGAGTAGGCATAGGCTTACTGCTATCATATCTCTTTAAATTTGCGAGGGAGAAATATTTGTTCTAAGTTTACACCATATATGGTAAGAAAAAGACTGTTTTTTGACATTGAGACATCATTCAATGTTGGTATATTTTGGCGATCAGGATATAACCTAACTATCAATCCAGGTGACATCATCCACGAAAGAGCAATCATCTGCATCTGCTACAAATGGGAGCATGAGCAGGATGTACAGTTCCTAACATGGGATAAAAAGCAATCTGATAAGGCAATGATTAAGGCATTCCTTAAAGTTATGGCTCAAGCAGATGAAATTGTGGCTCATAATGGGGATAGATTTGACCTCAAATGGATACGCACAAGAGCTCTATTACATGGATATGATGTATTCACCTCACCAAAGACTATAGATACTCTTAAATGGGCTAGAAAGTATTTTAATTTTAACTCAAATAAACTAGACTATATTGCTAAGTATTTAGGAGTAGGTCAAAAGATGGATACAGGAG